GCAATAAGGTTCAACAGTATTTTGACGCTAACGGCATCACGATACCTATCGCGCATCATGCGACTAAAATATCCAGGTCTAGCTTAACCAGGTTATATCGTAATGAAGTCGTTAATGTGAACATGGAAACGCTCGATTCGATCTGTACCGCATTCAACTGCACACTGAGTGACTTGTTCGAGTTTGTGCCGGAAGAACAGATGACCAAGGATGATCACGTTCAAGCAGCAGAACGTAAGCTGCACGTTGAGTATTACACCAAGCTAAGACGTAAGGGTGCTAAGAAAACGGAAGAAACCGAGTAATGGAGAAAATCACTGTAGATGACGGACTATACGTCGAAGCCACTTACCTTCGTGAGAAAGATGATCTGTACGCTTGGAAGTTTAGAGTGTTTGCAGATGGGGATGTGATCGTCGCAGTGAACGAATACTTTGCACGAGTTAAAGAAGCAGAAGCAGCCGTGCATGAATTTCTAAACGATACTGGGCCTATAAACGCAGATCCGACCCAGGTCGTATGGATGTACCTATGTTAAGGGGGACGAGAAGATGCCGAAGTGGGAGTATAAGTCAATTAAGACTGAGGCCGCAAAAGGGTTATTTATGAATAAGGGTGTAGACCTGGAAAAGACGTTTAACGAACTTGGCGCTCAAGGTTGGGAGTTAGTTCATATGGTCGGGTTAGGAGCCGGTGGAAGTACGGTAGCTGGCGTTCAAGCTGTATTCAAAAGGATGGTGTCATAATGTATTTCATTAACGATTATCACGAACAATTATTCCGTCAGTACATGGAGAAGTTAGGGTTCCCAGCAGACCACTATGATCCGGAATATACGGCCTTCTCTTATTTGATGGGCGCTACTCAGAAGAAATCCGGACTAAAGTATTGTGACGCCGAGGGTATATCCGTAGGTGGACTTAAGGAAGATATGGAAGTTTGGTCAACTGGGGAACGTGCTTTTGGCCGTCTAGCAATGCAGCTGTTCAATAGCCGCATGGACGATATCACTACCTACGAGGTTTTCTATAACTTGTCCGATGATTGGGCGAAGGCAGCTGTTCAAGGCATCAAGATCCGTTACAAGCTAGGTGTCGAGCGATAGAAAAAGAAATGTGCACTTATTGTGCTAAATGGTTCCCTGTAGTAGATATGACGATTATGCGTGAGAAAGGTAAGGATTACGTCGATCATTACTGTGACCGGTGTTTACCAGAAGTGAGGTCCAACATCGCAACTTTACCATGGAAAGACTTATATTCGTTTTATCGATACAAATAAAAAAGGACGCCAGGATCTCTCCTAGCGTCTTTTCTTCGGTGTTCCGTTTGGAACTTCTGACTTAGTTCTCGGTGTTGTGTTGAATCCATTCGGCAAACCGTGGGCAACGAATCTGAAGTTATATAGACGATCCGCATCGCCCCCACATTCTTCACACGGGATCACCTTCTCCTCGTACTTACGTAATTTCATCGGCATTACAGCACGACAAGTTTCGTCTTTACATTGATAATCATAAAACGGCATTTCTATTCGCCTCCTTTCGTTGTGGCGTCATGTGGTCGTATTGTGTCGTTAACGTTTTAATTGTTTTTTCGCAATATCCGATAACCGTTTTTCTTTAATTGCTTCAATACCCATATCAATTGCGATTATCTTGCTTGTTTCGGAATCTTTATCTAACTTCTCTTGAATCTTCCTTAACCAAACTATTGCTCCTTCTGGTGACATTTCGCACCCTCCTTACGTCGTCTTTTACGTCAAGAACGCATCACATTTACGATGATTGGCGTATACTCACCGATATAAGCACCAAGTACGTTATATTCCAAATACTCATGCGCCTCATCGACGGTCATATCTTCCATTAGGATCTCAACCATCTTTTCGTAATCGTAAACAGCAACCGGCCCCATGCCGCATCGCTGACCGAAGCCGATTAAAGCCTCGTCGAATCCGTCCCAGACCAAAGCCTCTTCGTTCATCTCGGATAATGAATCACGTATTTCTTCTGCTATTGCGCTCACTACTACTCGTCCTCTCTGTACATTTCCATAGCATCGTCATAACCTTGCCAATTGTCGACTCCATGCGCCTCTAAGCATTCCAATCGGTGTTTGTCGTCCAACAGAGATTCGTACTCTGCCTTAGTGATCGTCACCATCTCTGGAGTCGATCCATCGCATAAACTACAGCATTTAGGTGCATCTGGCCCGTACATATTCGCTTTCTCGTGATCCTCGCCAAGTACTCCGTTCTTTTCTTGCATTTTGTCGTAACAATCGCCACACAGAGTTGATTCACAGTTTCCGCAATGTCCGTAATGCCCTGCGTCTGCGAAAATGTCGTTACAGATTGCACAATTATAGTAATCTACGCCCATTCCGTTTCTCCTCCTATTTATCTAGTAAGTAATCGTACCAATCGACCTCTTTATCTAATTCATCATCCGTATATTTATCGAAGTACCCCGGAAGTACCGAGGCACCTTCAATGTCCCAAATCGCTTGAGTAATAAACTTAATCTTCTCGTCTCTAGTCACAATGCGTACCTGTTCGCCAGCATACGTAATACCGGTTTTCCTTTTCATCACCTTTATAAGGAGCAACAGTTGTAAGCCCATAGACCCCGTACCCTAACGGATGGTAACCGACTTTGATACTTACCGCTTCGACTAGTGCTTCCTTATCGGTTTTTGGATTGTAATCTTCGACCTCAACGACTGCCGTATGTGCCAGCAGCCCTTGAGATCTATCGCGTCTATGTGTTAGTACGCCGATTAATTTCATTACTTAAGTCCTGGAAGTTGCATGATCGTATTAGAACCGGATACTTGAGGTAACTGACCGTTCCACTTTTCGATCATCTTCTCTTGGATGACCAATTCGTTTAATGCTGCAGCTTGCACCTTAGTAGCTTGAGATTCGATTTTCTTAGCTTCTGCTTTCGCCTTGGCGTTTGAAATCATTGTCTCATTCGTGATCTTAGCTGTTTGTTGCGTAGCTAAAGCTTTTTGCTTTCCTAATTCAGCAGTCGCTAACGCCGATTGCGCTTGGGCCATTCCTCCTGGAGAGCCAACGTGTGTGAATCCAAATGTTCCAACATCGATACCAGACTTTAATAGCTCAGCCTTTAACGCTTCATTGATCTTAATCGCTACTTCCGCTTGCTTAGAACCTTTAATTTCGTTCCAGCCGTATTGATGCGTGATTTGATTTACAATGTTTTTCATCGTTGGAGAAACGATTGAGTCTCGGATATAATCGATGTCCTTACCACCAACCGCTTGATACAAGGCTTTGGCGTTCTTTGTGCTGATAGACCATGTTAAAGATGTATTAACCGGCAGCTCCTGTTGATCCATCGTTCCAACTTTCCAGGACGAATTATCTTCGCCACCTTCGCTAGATTTGTCGCTAAGTACTAGAGATTGCTTATATGTCGGATATTCTTGAACGCCAGTAGTCCAGCCTGTCCAATGCCAACCTTGTGGTATTTCCGTTACTTGACCGTTCATGTGCTTTACGATACCTACGGATCCTACCGGAATGTGAGACGAACCGCCCCATGCGAAGATCGCTCCACCGATTAATCCGATTCCTACTACTGCTGCTCCGATAATTCCTACGCCTTTTTTACCTTGGTTATCTGTTCTCATTATTCATTCTCCTCCATATTCTTTTTCACGTTAGTAATCATTTTGGTTACGATCTTGCCAATCGTTTTAAATAGTCCACCAAACAGGACAAACGCTAGGGCCATACCGATTACGGTCAGCACGGCTCCTAAGAAAAATAACTTAAACATCTCTATCCCCCATAAATACCGTACGTTGACGGGCATGATTCTTTTTAACTCGATTATCCGTTTGAAATGGGTGCTCCTCTTTACGAAGATGTTTATACTGGTCGCCTAGATAATCAGCCAAGATGTAACCGCCGAGTCCATACAGCTGAAACGAATCCGGACGTTGATTGGTTGCATGCACGTACTCTTCGATAACTAAGTCTGTTACGAATAATCTAGTGTCTAAATCCGGCTTATTATCGGTTTTAATTAACTGTTTAACAACCGACTTCAGTTGCTCTTTAGCAAGGGCCAAATCGTTACTGAATGGTTGAACACTTACTGCTGGCTCAGTCTGTATGAGGTGCTGCATTCTTATAACCCTCCTGGACTGCAACTGTGTCCGCAATCTTACGGACTAACCGGCGTGAGTACTCCTCAACAGCTTTCATACTGATCTGCAGCATCTTAGCCGTTTCTTTTTCGGTGAACTCTCGCTCGTAACGCCAATACAGGACTTCACGTTCCCTCTTCGTTAATGGCGCTTGGTTCTTAGTACTCTCGAAATCTAGTAGCAATAAGCTGGCGTCAAGGTCGCCTTTTAATCTGCGACTCTGGATGTAAATTAAATTTTCTAAGAAGACTTCAACGCCTTCTGGTGTATGCATCGGGAACTGTTCCTCGTATGCACGTTCTTTGC